CTTGGGCTTCAAATCCATTAAAGCTAAATGACCAAAGTGAAATGGCACTGTCCTGTGCTTAATCCATCCCTCGATCTCGCCACAACCTAATAAAGAGCTTGGCATCTCAATTATTTAAGATTAAGAAATATATCTTCAACCTTCATTGCTTCTCTTTCTCTGCGCTCCCACTCATCCCAGGACTGAGCAGGCTTCTTACCAGCCCATTGCCACTGGCATTGATGATATAGCTCGTGGGCCAAAACATGATCCTTATACATACCAGGACTGATATAGATCACCCCGATATCTCCAGCAAGATAGAACGTACTATTACTTGACGTAATAACGTAATCCTTTGGGTAACAATTCAGTAATGCTAAAAAACTTAAAACAGTTTGGAGCATAATTGTCTCCTACCATATAGAGAAATCTGTCTTAGCAATCGTTTGTTGAAAAGGATTTCTATTAACACCTCGAGTTATCCTGCGATGCTCACCCGCGCCCAATAGTAAATAGCCATAAGCATCGCCAACGTGAGATGAATCATTCTTATTGGGCGCATCCCTGAAACGATCATTGCCGCCAGAAATCCCAACGCGCTTAAAATGATATCCGCCACTTAACGCCTTTCTCAATCTAGTACAGCGTGAATTTACCCTAAGTCCTGGCTTTCCATCCACCAGGCGCAGCATCGGGGCAGCTCCAGCTTCACGACGTACTTGAAAATCATTCGATGCAGTCGGCTGGGCCTGGAGTCCAATCGTCCGCAAATGGTCAAAAGCAGTAACCTCAAAAATCTCGTCACGCTTCATACCAGCCGGATCACCCCAAACCTTAACCTCAGATTTCGGGTACTTCATATTCAATTCATACAACAACATCTGGCCAAATCTCTCGAGACCCATGTCCTCAGTTACGATCTCATCCAATATATGCCACTTGCCAGAACTAAATCGCTGACCAATCACAGCCGCAGGAGTTAATCCAAAGTCGAGGCCTACATGAATCGGCAGCGATAAATCAACCGTCAGGTCCTGATCCACCATAATCGTGTCATCGAACTCATGCCAGACGGGTTTACCTTCCTTCACATACACATACTTACCGCCGACATAACACTCAATCCAATCGAGCTCCTTATCTCCAATCTGCTGCTCGTAATAACCCTGGGGCAAATTCTTAACATTCTCAGCCTTCGGATTATTAATCCACCACCGGCTGGCACCTAACGCGGCATCAGGGTCATCACTCTTAGCCTCGATCATTCCAGGGGGCTGCTTATAGAAATTCCACTTGTACTTACCTCGAACTGGCTCACGCTCCGATAATCGATGCCACCAATGATCATCAGCCATCGGGTTCGTGTCCGCCCATATCCCACGCCAGGGCGCACCTCCATTAGCCTTCGTCGGATATCTTCCAACTCGATGGGTCAATCCCTGGACAATGCTAAGCGGGAGCTCTCTTGCCTCATTTACCCAGGCGCCGGTCAATTCCAGGGACAATAACTTCCTGACATCCTTCGGTTGATCCAGGGCCAGGAATATAACCTCGCAGTCAATCCCAGCAGCATCGCCCCTCGAGGGCAACTTAATGTGATGCGTAAGTGGAGGGCTCCAACGCATAGGCCCAAATGTATTCTCAGGAAAGAGCTCGAGCCAGGTCTTAATAGTCGTGGTCCTAAGTTCTGGGTATGAGTTCCTGACAACTACAAATCGGCTATATCGAATCCCATCCTTCGGCGAAACTGGCTGCTTTACAGCTCTGAGCATAACTTCAGCGGCGCAGGCGTAAGATTTACCGCTACCAACAGGCCCCATTAAGCCGCGAAAAAACGCATTATCGCTAAGGAAACCCCAAACCGTAGGGCTGGTGCTGAAATCTAAATCTAATCCACCAAATAATCCTTCAGCCTCAACTTTTCGCCTGGTAGATCTATCACTCGCTGCTTTCGTCCTCGCCATCTTTTCTTTCCTCGTATTCAGTAACTATAGGCCCATGCAAATTAATCCCCAAAACACTGGGCCTATCCGATTTCTCGAGCCCAGGCTCCAACAATCCATGATGTTTAGCCAGCATCCGCAGGGCCGAGACCTTGTCATGCATCTCGACCTCGATGGAATTGCCCATTCTGGTTGGCGTAACCTTAACTTTCTTGATCGCTTTCCTGGTATGTAGCGGCACATCCTTCGCATCCTTGAGCGTGACCCTGCCTTGCTCGTCCCAGGACATAACCTCGGTGATATCAGACGCGGCGATTGTAGCCAACTCCTGCTTCACGCCCTCCCTCTCATCATCAGATCCTATAACCAGGGCTTTCCTGAGCTGGCGGACCGGTATCTTTTTACTCATAACTTGTAACCTCCAGGCTAAATTCACCAAAATTTTGAGCGAGACCCCCGTATGGTGGTCGGTGGGGTGGGGGGGGTGGTATAGCCCCTTTTAAAATCAATGGCTTACGATTTTTTTTAGCCATCCATTTCATTAGCCATACTAGCGTTTGGCCATTGTAATCCTTCACCTTCATAGCCCAGCCCAAATTGCCACCTGCTCCAATGTAATCGGCGGAGTCCTGCCAGACATTAGGTTGTACTTACACATCTCAATGGTTGCAGCCTTGATCCGTTCAGCACTGATCCCACGATCAGCCAGGATCTTGGCGAAATTGTGGTTGGATTCTGCGATTCTATGCTGTCCAGACACCATTTGGACACCTTGAACGAACGCTTGTGAGAGTATCTTAAAGTCGCTGTTTTCACCCCCAGACCCCCTTCTATTATGCAGAACCTCTTGGGCTTCCAGAATCTCCACATCCTCGGCTATCTTTGGCCTTGGAGCGTAGAACTGCTCCTTACTTGGTAGCTCAGTTTGAGGCCCATCAAATAGAACCTGATATCGATTGGTTCTCCAGGTTTTCTTTGCCTTAATTGGATATGCCCTGGGTTGTAGCTTCCTGATATAGCCAGCCTTGATTAACCTGGCAACATGAACGCTAATGGTCTTTGTGCTCCTGGATATATGCCTTGCCAATGTTATCCTGGAAGGCCAGCAAATACCGTATGCATTGGTATGTAGGCACAATGCTCCGAGTAATCTCAGCGTTGTCCAGTGCATCTTATCGTCCTGGATTGCCCTTGCTGGAATGACACTGTACTTGCGAATGTCTGGCTTATCAGATGAGCTCATCGTTATCACCTATGATCATATCTTTAACCTTAGATCCTGCGAATGTTTCTTTGATCTCGAACACTCCAGGAGGTACGAACTTCATCAACTCTGGCACCGAGAGATAAGCCACTCCATCGTCCTTCTTCCTGGGCATCTCAGCATTGGTCTTGACTAGCCTGACCTCGATCCCATTCATGTCATAACTCCAGTAATCCTTCGGGTCGATTCCCCTCGCCCCCCGCTTCACGGCATCTCGATCCAGCACATCGAACGCCTTGACCATAGCCCGTCCATGCTTCTGTATCGATAGCTCATTGTTCGACCTGAGCGCCTTGCGATACATCTCCTGCTGAGCCACGAACTTTCTACCCAATTCCTGATCTACTAGTTCCTGCAAGTTATCAGTTCCCCATTTACAATCCATCTCCCAGGCCTTCATATCATGGTCACTGATCACCTGGAATGTAGCATTCGACCAAACGTCACTGGGACATGGGACAGTGGGACAGGACTCTAGAGAGTGTCCTGTCCGTCCCGTCTGTCGGACATTTGTCCCAGGCTTGTCCCGTTTAACGTAACCTCTTGATTTTACTCTGGACATTCTTGTCCTCCTTGTTGTCCCATGCTATTTACCACTTCCAAACCAGGTTCCCCCACTTTCCTACGATTTTCTTCTGAATCAGAGTATCAGCAGCCCTTGCAAATGCTTTCCTTTCTGCGTCTGGATTCCCTGTTGAGATCGTCTGAGCTAGTGCTATCTGCCTCCAGGATGATTCGCTAACCACCTTGACCCCGACTGGATAGTCATCGCCTCCAGGGGATCTTTGCCCATTCTTTATGAGTGCCTCATTGAGGGCATCGAGAACTAGTCTTTGTGCTGGCCGTAGACCTTGGTTGGTTTTGTCCTTTGGACCTGAGTCTGAGCGCTCCAGGACTAGGCTGGTCTCGAGATCTAGGCCCAGGGAATCGTTGCTTATGTCTACGGATACAGAATTCATCCACACTGGAGCCATCATCTCTGCATCCTTTTGCTTCTCAACTGTAAGCGATACTGTCTCCCCGACTCTCTCGATCCGCATACTTGAATCCACTGCCCCTAGGATCGCACTCGATCCCCTGGCCCCTCGACTTGCATCCTTCCCACTGTGGTGTATAGCCATGACCGCGCAATTGAATTCATCTCTCACTTGATCCATAGCCCTGACAGCTTGCCCAATGTCCTGGGAGCTGTTCTCGTCCCCAGTCATAGATCTCGCCAG